CCGGGCAGGCGGCGGCAGCCAGGTTATCGGTCATCTGCTGGGCAACGGCGTGGTCCTCGCACACAAGGTCGGCCGGGCGGCAGAGCTCGTGGCGGTCGGTCAGCCAGAGAAAATCCAGGAGCAGCAGGTCCTTTTTGCCTTTGTGCAGGCGGGTGCCGCGGCCCACCATCTGGCTGTACAGGCTGCGCACCTTGGTGGGGCGCAGCACCACAACGCAGTCCACACTGGGGCAGTCCCAGCCTTCGGTCAGCAGCATGCTGTTGCACAGCACGTTGTAGGTTCCGGCGTCAAAATCTGCCAGGACCTGGGCGCGGTCGGTGCTCTGGCCGTTGACCTCGGCAGCATGGAATCCGTGGCGGTTCAGGGTATCCCGGAATTTCTGGCTGGTTTTGATCAGCGGCAGAAAGACAACGGTTTTGCGCCCCTTGCAGTAGTGCGCCATCTCGGCGGCGATCTGGTCCAGATAAGGGTCCAGGGCACTGCCCAGCTCGCCCACGGCATAGTCCCCGCCGGACATGCCCACGGTGGAGATGTCCAGCTTGAGGGGGATGGTCTGCGCCATAATGCGGCACAGAAAGCCGTCCCGGATGGCATCGGTGAGTTTGTACTCATAGGCCAGGCTGTCGAACACCTCGCCCAGATTGCGCAGGTCGCCGCGGTCCGGCGTGGCCGTTACGCCCAGGACCTTGGCCGCGGGGAACCAGTCCAGAATGCGGCGGTAGCCGTCGGTCACGGCATGGTGGGCTTCGTCAATGATGATGGTGCTGAAATAATTGTGGGGGAACTTTTCCAGCCGCTGGGGGCGCTGCAGGCTTTGCACGCTGCCAACGGCAACGCGGTACCAGCTGGCCAGGCAGGATTGTTCGGCTTTTTCCACCGCGCAGCCCAGGCCGGTTGATTTTTGCAGCTTGTCGGCGGCTTGTTCCAGCAGTTCGCCGCGGTGGGCCAGGATCAGCACCCGGTCCCCGGCGCGCACCTGGTCTTCGGCCACGGCAGCAAACACAATGGTTTTGCCGGTGCCGGTGGGCAGCACCAGCAGCGTGCGCAGCCGCCCTTGTTCCCACTCGGTATGGATCTGTTCTTTCGCCCGCTGCTGATAGGGGCGGAGGGGGAGAGAGTTTGTGTTGGGCATAAGTATCCTTTCCGTGTTAGTGAGGAGTGAGAAGTTAGGAGTTATTGGTGTGCGCGTGTGCGCATAGTTTGAAAATTGGGCCGCAATCCCGTAGGAGCGCACAGTGTGCGCCCGTCGCCCTGTGGCAAATCCTGTTGTGGCATATACGGCGGTTTTTTCGGAACGGTCACTGCGCCCGCAGGCGCGTTTCGGAGGCCAACCGGGGCAACGCCCCGGCTCTTAGGCCGGAGATAGACCGTTCCCTACAGAGCTGGACCTTAGGCCCGTTTTAACTCCTACCTCCTAACTTAAAACGCTCCCTGCTTCCACCCGGCGCTGGGGGCGGCGGTGGGTTCGGGGCGGGGCAGGAACTTTTCAATCTCGTTGGCCTGCCCGGTCTCACCGGCGTGGGGGCCACTCTGCTTGGTGTATTCCCGCACGCCCAGGCGGCACATGCCCTGCGCACCGACAATTTCGTTCCAGCGGGGGCGGAACGTCTCGCCGCGCTTGCACTGGCCGATGCTCTCAAAAAAGGCGCCCAGCAGGCCCTGGGTCTTGGTGTGCAGGTACAGGCGGTGGGTGACGGTGGTTTCGCCTTTGTCGCCGCCATGGATGGTAATGGTCAGCTTGGCCATGCTGCAGGGCGGCAGCTTGGCGCTGCCCTCATAGCGGGCACGCTCAAAGCTCTGCACGGTAAACAGGTAATCGCCCGCAGGCAGCAGCACAAATTCCCGCTGTTCGTTGGTAACCTCGCTGTCCCAGTCCAGGGCAGCATCCGGCATGTTGTTCATATATTCAGCCATGGGTAAATCTCCTTTGTATTTGTTAAAACGGTACATCGCGGTTGGTGCAGATCATCTCCAGCACCTGGGGCCAGGCGGCCACCAGGCAGCCGCTGACGAAATCAGCCGGGTAATCCTTGACCGGCATATCGGCGGGGAAGTACCCGCGCTGGCCGACCACGGTCTGCAGTTCCTCCGGGGTCACATTATTGGCGGCCATCAGTTGGGCAAGGGCGGTCGGCACACCCTGCGCCTGCAGATCACTGGCGGAGATCCCGGCAGGCACGGCAGGCGGTGCAGCAGGTGCAGCGGGAACCGGCACCGGTGCAGGCTTGGGGGCGGGGGCATCCTCTGCCATGATGGGGCGCGGCGCGGGGGCTGCGCCGGGGTGCGGGTCCGGGATGCAGGCGGCGATGCTGGCATACTCAAAGGGCAGTTCTTCCGGCAGGCCAAAGCGGTTTTTGGCATCCCAGCAGGGGTGGTGGCTGGTGTAGAGAACCCGCCGCCCGCCGCTGGCCTTGTTCTTGGCGTTGGGGGCACTGCCGGCCTTTTCTACCATGGTTTTGTAGTTGGCAAACAGCAGCATATCGCACCATTCCCGCAGCAGAGGGGCTACCTGTTTGCTGGTTTTCATGGTCCAGCGGTCATAGTTGCCAACGGCGTCGGGCTGCTCAAACTTGGTGATGGCAGCATGGGCCAGAACCACCACGTTGTGCCCGGTGTTCAGCACCTCTTCCAGGGCATCCAGCAGCTTGCCGAACTCTTCTTTCGCGTAAGTATAGCCCTTGCCGTACCCGAAATCCTCAATGCCCTTGACCTTGGCGCGGGCGCAGACGGCGTCAATGCAGAGCCGCTCGGCCCAGTCGGCGGTGTCGATCACCAGGGTGCCGCAGGGCACATTGCCGCGGCTGACCTCGGCAACTTCATCCAGCAGCATGGCCCAGCTGGTGGGCGCGGGCAGGCGGGCAACGTTCAGCCGCTTGGTGCCGCCCTCGGTGTCAATGAATACCGGGGCGGGGAACTGGGCGGCAAAAGTGCTTTTGCCGATGCCCTCCGGCCCGTACAGAACGGTTTTGACCGGCGCGGCAATGGTGCCGGATGTGATTGCGTATTTGCTCATTTCAGAACGCTCCTTTCGTCCATGCTTTGGGGGCGGGTGGTTCCTCGGCGTCTTTTACCCTGCCATCCTCAATGATGATCTGGCACTCCCCGCCGGTCGAAACGCGGGTGGCGATGGCCTGTAATCCTTCGGCCTGCAGCCAGCTGCCGAACTCCGCCAGGGTGGCAAGGTCCATCTGTTCCAGCTTGTCCAGCAGCACAAAGCCGCAGTCGGGGTTCAGGCGGCGCACAATGGCGGTGGCCACCCGCAGCTGGTCGCTGCCGCTCATGTCCTGCCAGTGCTTGCCGTTGTAAGTCAGGCTGCCGTCCTCCACACCCAGGCCGGTCAGGGGCAGGTCTGCGCCGTTCAGCAGGTCCATGCGGGCGGTGCGCTTTGCCTTGATCTGCTCCGTCAGGGCGGTGTATTCCTGCGCATAGCGCTCGGCTTCGTCCTGAGCCTTGGATTTTGCCAGGTTGGCGGATACCTGCCGGTTGATCTCCTCCACATTGCGGATGCTCTGCTCCAGCTCGGCGGTGGATTCATCCTGCAGCTGGGCCACGGTCTTGGTAGCGGCTTCCTCCTGCACGCAGGCGGCGTTGTATTCCTCTACCAGCTGGCCGCGGTGCTCCTGCAGGGTTTTGAGCTGTTCCTCCAAGCGGGTCAGCTCATCCATGGCGCGGTGCTTGGCGTGGGTAATCTCGGTCAGGCGGTCGCGCTGGCGCTGGTTGTCGGCGTTATGGAGCAAAATCTCCTGCTGCTGTTGGATCAGCTCAATGGCGCTGACAGGTTCGGACGGGGCGTCCGGGTATTCGGTCAGCTCTTCGGCGGCGTGGCGTTTCTGGGCGCCGATCTGGCCGATCACGGTGCGGCGGTCGTACAGGGCTTTGATCTCCCGGTCCAGGCCGGTCAAAGCATCCCCCACACCGATGATGTTCAGCAGGGTGTCGGCCTTGTCTTTATCGCTGGCCTGCATAAAGCGGGGCAGGTCCAGCGCCAGCGGCTCCACAAAAGCGTTCAGCAGCTGCTGGCCGCTGCGCTGGCCGGTGGGGTCCGTCACGGTCAGGCTGCTGTTTTTGCCCTTGCGCTCCACCACAACGCCGTTAGACAGGATCACTTTCAGGTGGGGCGGGGCAAGGGCACCGTCCCGCACAGCGGCGGTAGGGCGGAACTTCTCGCCGCCCAGGGCCCAGGCCAGGGCATCCAGCACACTGGTTTTGCCCTGGTTGTTGTTGCCGCCCACAATGGTCAGCCCGGTGGGGGAGGGCGTGAGGGCAACCGCCTTGATGCGTTTTACATTTTCGGCTTCCAGAGCCGCAATTTTTACAGACATTTTATTGCCTCCGTTTGAATTTCAGTCAGGGTGTTGGTCAGCTGGTTGATGGCCCTGGCGCGGGTGTCCGGCGGCAGCTTGGCCAGCTGCGGCTTGACGGACTTCCAGGCGTTCTGCATGGCGCGCCCGGCCAGCAGCAGGCTGTCATAGGCGTTGCGGGTGTCCAGCTCGATTTGTTCCGGTGTGGCGGCGGCAGCTTTGGCGGCTTCCAGCTCGCTGCGCAAAGGGGCGGTCAGTTCATCGGCCAGGGTGTGGGCACGGCGGTTGATCTCATCCTCGTCCACAGCGGCGGCCACCGGCTGCGCTTTGGCGGCTTCGGCTTCCCGCTGGTATTTGTCGGCACGCATCCGGGCGGCATCGGCAACCTGGCGGGCACCGGCCAGCTGCTTTTCCGCTTCCTTTGCCCGCTGTTCGGCTTCGGTGGCGCGGCGCAGGGCGGAATCTTCGTTTTTGTGGGCGGTGCGGTAGCTTTCCTGGGCACCGGTGGCGGCGGCTTGCAGCTGGCGGTTCTGCTCATGCAGGCCGTCAACATCGGCCAGGGCGGCATCGCGGGCGGCTTCGGCGGCGGCTGCGGCATTGAGGGCGTTCACCCGGTCGGCGCGCAGCTGCTGGTTTTCTTTCAGCAAATCCTGGTATTGCTTGTGGGTGGTAATGTCGCCGGATTTGACGGCCTGCACCAGGTCGGCGGGGGCGCTGGGTTTGGCGGCGGCATATAATAAAGAAGGGGAAAGCGAATCAAGAATTTTCTGCTGTTCGGGACTGCTGTTATCAAACAGAGCGGTAACTTGCAATAGACGGTAGGCCGCGGACTTGCTGACGCCTATACTCTCGCACCAACGGCGGAATGTATCCTCGCTGTATTGGTTGTTACGCTTGTCCCAATTTGGGACAAGCGTCTCATGCGCGATTGCTACCCCATCAGCCATGCGGCGCAGCCCAGCTTCTGCCAACCTCCGCCCTGCTGCGCATTCTCGTTCTGCAAGGTGCAGGTCGTTGACCGTTTGCTCATCCAGCCCGCTGTAATCAAACTCCGCTGCCGAACAGGCAGTTTCCGCATCGGACAGGCTTGACATTGCAGCAGAAGTGCCCGCAGGGGAGCAGGGGCCCGGCGGGCAGCTGTTTGCATCCGCCTGGGTGGTCGATGTTTCCTCCGCCAACGTGGCAGCAGGGGCGGCCATAGTCACAGCAGCATCCGCATTCGGGGCAGTCGTGTTCACTTTGCATGGTGGTTCCTCCTTGTTGGACAGCGCGCGCAGGGCTTTTACCACAGCGTCCGGTACCTCGTAGTCATCCATCAGGATGCCGAAGCATCTCCCCAGCCAGTCCTCCTGCGCCAGGTCGGGCTCTTCGGTCAGGGCCTTGGCGTACTGCTGGGCGGCAAAATCGCTGGGCACCCATTTGTTTTGGTGTTTGTCCCAGAACCAGAATCTGCCGTGCTTTAAGGCGTACAGCAGGTGGTTGTCCTGGTTCTGGCAGATCATGTAGTCTGTCAACCTTCTACCTCCATGTCGATCAGTGCTTTGCGCTGGGCGGCGCCGGTGTCCGCGGCGCTGTAGCACAGGCTGATCTTTTCCAGTTGTTTGACCTTGTTGCTCGTTGCCTCGGCCAGAATGCCGCGCACGGTTTCATGCAACAGCAGTTCGGCGTCCTTGCGGTTGTGGGCAAAGGCAGCGCGGATGGCGTCATACTCGTTCATGGCGTTACCTCCACAGGGGTGAATTTTTGCAGCAGTTCTTCGGCCAGCGGCATGGGAAGGTCCGTCATGCGGGCGTTGCGCCAGCCCACAAGGCAGAGCCGCCCATAAAACCAGCGGCCATTGTAATGCCGGGTCGGCAGGCTTTGCCCGGCCTGCGGCAGATAAAACAGCGCGGCAAACCGGTTGCTGATCGGGCAGCGCTGCGCGTACCCGCCCATAAAGCGCTGCAGTTCCTGCAGGGTGTCCGGCAGGCGGTAAAGTTCCGGCTTTGCGCCGGGGTCAATCACGATTCCGCGCATGTCGCCACCTCCCGCAGCGTGATCGCGGCCCAGCCGCCCAGCAGGCAGG